CTACACGGGTAACGTCATGTGACACGTGGGGAAGGAGTGTGTATAATACTTTAGGGTGGTCTCGATATTCGAGTGTCCCATAAGCATACTCACGGTCTTAACGTCCACATGGAATACCGTGATGAGCAAGGTAGCATAGGTGTGTCTTGTGTCGTACAGATGGTGTCCCTTGGAACTCCCCAGTACGACTTCCACATACTTCTTAAAACGAACATTCACATTATCCTTACTTAGATAACCGTAGGTACTCTTCTCAGACCTGAAGATGCTTACGGTTTTCTTTTCGATTTTGTCTAATAACCATAGACCCCATTTTGTCTCTATGGGAACCTCCCGTACACTTGTGGGAGTCTTCATGGTTTCCTGTAGCTTGCCTTGGAATCCCAGCGACTTGTTGAAGGACACTTTGTCTTCCTTAATGTCTTCTCTGGTTAGGGCAAGTATTTCCTGTGGTCTTGCTCCCGTAATAAAGGAAAGCACAATGTACACTTGGTATACCACAGGTAGGGTAGACAAATTCTCAATAGATAACAACTTCTGGACTTCCTCTAGGGAGAATACTTTCTTTTGTCTCTCTTGTCTTCCTTTTAACCTCCTTATGGCTTGTCGGGATTCCATAGGGTTGTTCTCAAGATACCCTTCGAGTACCGCTGTTTCTAGGATAGCTTTAAAGTTTTTCCTCCAGCGATCTAGAGTAGTAGTGGCGTAGCCCCTTGAGGATAACCCTAGGAAAAACCGATTAATGTCTTGAGGTGTTAGGTCAGAGAACTTTATATGAGCTACCTTACTGTTCTCTACGTGTTTTCGATAGAACTGCTTCAGACCATTTAGGGTAGACTCACGGTATACTCCCGATTTAAGTTCCATGAAGTGTTCATAGTATTCTGCTACGGTAACAGGGGAGAAGTATTTAACGTCTTTCCCCTTGATGTCCATGAAGAACTTCTGGCACTCCTCGCGTGTATCAAAGGTTTTACTAACTCGCTTACCTCCTGATACGGTGATAGTGGCCTTGAATCTTCCATTGGGCCTCCTCACGATTGACCCTGTACCTTTGGTTCTTCTCATGTAACCTCCTTTCCTTTTCCCCATGTACTTTATGTATACCATGGATTTTGAAAAATTACAAAAAATTTCTGAGGACATACATGAATGAACAGCACACAGCAGTTCCCCCGTATACCCCTCAGTTATCCACAGTTACAATAATTGAACACTTGCTCATTTCTTCATATATCATTATGTTTTACCTAACGGCACGTAGTACCATAAGTAACTCGTGTATCCGCATGGTTGAGCCATTTATAATAACCCTGTTGCCTTAATGGTAGCGGGGTATTTTTTAATATATGAATGGTTACTCATATGTTATATATTTTTGCACATTTGTTCAATCAGATATTTACATGTGTTCATTAGATCTCTCTATGTTTTAGTTCGGTATGCGAAATATTCCTAAGGCATATCTGTGCGGTTTTACTTGGTATTCATATTGGGAATAGTTTGGAATACTAAGTATCCCTAATACGAATAACATATCTGTATAATATACTTTAAGAATACCGTACAACACTATGTAGCATAGGGAATACCATATATCACTTTATATCATTGGTAATACGAATAATAAGTGCAACAAAATATTCCTATACGTAACTATATGTACACCACAGTATACCAATGGAAAACAATAGACAAATCTAATTATATAGTTGTAGAAGTATGTCTATAGGGTATTACTTGCGATACACAACTATTCCAATACAAACAATGAGAAATACTAATATTACTCCAATGGTACTATAGTTTAAAACAGTTTGTTGTTGAGCATGTTCTTTTATATGATATGTAGAATAATTCGCATTACTAACTGTTACTGGTTGACTATTTTGTACGGCTTTGTCTATCCCTTTAAATTCCATAGGTATACCCCCATATATTTATATACTATTATAGCAAAAATTAAAAGGACTACCAACAGTAGGCAGTCCCTTTGTGTCTTCTCTACTCTTTGTACGTGTATTTTTCTATCCATTTCCTTATCAAATCGGAAGGATTGACAGAGAACTTATCACACTTTGTCTGAAAATCGTCTTTTAATTGTTTTGTCAATCGCAAGCGAATAACGGCGTCTTTATGCGGTTTTACATCCATATTATCACCTCCCTTGTGTCTACATTATACCACGTTTTGAAAAAGTTTGAAAATACCTATTGACATAATGTAGCTACATGTAGTATCATACAATCAACGCAAGGGACTACAGCGAAAACAAGTACCGAAAAGAAATTCAAAAAAGTGCTTGACAAAATGTAGCCACACATGGTAACATGTAGTCAACAAAAAGAAGTAGCCGCAGATAAGCACAAAATAAAATGTGGCTACATATGGTAACAATAAGGGGGGAATAAAAATGACAAAAAATGAACTGTTAGAAAAAATTAATGAATCAAAGGCAAACAGCGCATGGAAAAAGGGCGTAAAAACCTATGCAACGATGATGGCTGACACTTTTGATACTATGCCTAACGACGCAAGCGAATTAAAGTCCATGTGTCTCAATGGGGCACAGGATTTTGAACAGGCCAGTTATGGCGGTAACTTCTTTATCTACGATAGTGATATTTGTGAAACGTTGTGCCCTCCTAGTGTAATAAAGCGTACACACCACGGGGAAAGATACCCGAACGGGTGGGAAACATGGCTAGACGTACAGGCAAGAGCGGCATTTCAAGCGTATTTACTTCTCAAACGTTTGATGTTCTGAGAGTCGAAACATGGGAGCTAGTCCCATGTCTAGGTACGGCTGACAACCTGCCTACTGATGAGACAAGTCACTTAGCTAAAAGAAGGGAAGGTAATTTACTATGACAATGACAAGAGAACAGGCAATCACTACTTATGTAACTAGTCTTAACGGGGACGACCTTGTTAGCTTGCTTTCGTACATGAACGCGTATGACGGGAGCTTCGAAGAATCCGTCTATCACGACATGGACGAATTTGATGAATTTCTGTCGTATCTCACCCCCATGGAAATTGCTCAAATGGTTTTCTATGGTGGCGAATTTAACCCTAATGATGAATATTTTCACTTCAACGCCTATGGGAATCTAGAGTCTGCTAATTGGGGTGATGTAGTAGCAAAGGCAGAGGACTTAATAGACGACATTATTGACCACCTTGTAACTTGTTACAGTGGTGACACTCCGTGGCCCGACTTAGACGACCTTGTGTATGCTGACGACGACACTGTCTTCAATGAAGACTATGAAGAAGTCGACGAGGAAGACGAACAGTAGCGGATTTAACAGAGTACCCTAGGGTTCTCTCTAGGGTATTCGATTAAGTCCCTAGGAGGACTAGTAGAAAAGGGAGGAATTACTACTATGAAAAAGACCATGACGGAAAAGCAAGTAGATTTTTGTCTCAATGTTTATTCGCAAGTGCAGGAAGTGTTGTTCTTGCGTACTCAATTCGCTGAAGACAGAGAAGTTATCTTTCAGCTCAATCAGCAGACATGTAGCCTAGGACAATGTCACCTGTATGGTTCTGATCTGGCACGTATTGAAATTAGTGAATACGCCTTAGATGACACGGGTATGCCCTTTATGGAAACCCTAGTCCATGAATGTATTCACGCTTGCTTGCCTATGTATGAACACCACGGGAATAAATTTCAACAGGCTTGTGTCGTGTGTGGGGAACACTTTGGCCTCACATTGTCCCGACTGGCTTCCCCTAGCGTCACTAAGGCCTTTGTCTCGAACCAGCCTAGGGGCAAGTATAAAGTCGTGTGGGAAGACGGTGACTACGCCTACTACAAGACTAAGAGGAAGTGGATAGTCAAGGACTTGCTGGCACATGGTGGCTCTCGTGTCTACAAGCTCACCACAGGGGAAACATTAAGGGCCAGCTTGATTGTAAGGGAAGACTAGCATACCGAACAAGTGTTTGATATACTAGAGAAATAGAACAAGCGTTCGCAATACAGGAGGTGTCGCAATGAACCGCTACGCATATGTAGGAAGACCCTGCCAGCTAGAGCAGGAAATAGAAAACCTTCAGACACAAGGCTATTGTCTGTTCAGCCGCTTCACAGGCTCAGAAGGGGGACGCAAGGTGAAGCAGGAACTAGCTAGGGTACAGCAAATCTTCCCTGACAGACAGTATGTTGTACTCAAGGGAGGCAAGACCCATAAGGATACATATAAGCAAGCCATATTATTCAAGTAATTAGTAGCAGGTAACTGAATATGAAAAAAAAAGTGTCGTTCAGTTACCTGCTATTTTTATACCCTAGTGAACCAAACAGATGTTCTGTTAATTGTCCCACATAAAAGAGAAAGAGGAGGTAGTTAAAATGATGACATTAGAACAACAGTTAGAACTTGAAAAGATGTACAAGAACATTTCAGAAAGTCGTGCTTTACAACTGCTCAACAAGGCGAAAGAAGATGGAGCCTATGAACGGACTCGCGTCGGGCAGGGTATCATGAATCACCTAGCGGAAACGTATGCAAAAAATCTGCAAGCCTTTGTAGAAGACTGCGTAAAGCCTAAACGGGGTGTACAGCCTGCCTATGCTAAAATCGTCAAAGATTACACACTAGCTTTAAATGGAAACACACAGAAATTAGCAAGGACTTGTGCTACTTTGTCTCTTAGGCTCACGTTAGGTGACATGATGAAGCAGAGCTACATTGCAAATAACATCGGTAGTAAAATCGGTATGGACTTAGAGGCTGAAGTACAGGCAATGGCCTTCTTTGATGACAAGGACAACGTCAAGCGTTTTGGAAAGTCCCTAGGCTCTCGTGTCGGCTTCTCCTATCGTCGTATCTTTATGGAACACGTATACAACGGAGTAGGTATGGATTTTATCAAGCATACAGAGAAGGAAAAGACGGCGTTAGGTATGCAACTACTAGCCATCCTAGTGGAAACGACGGACTTCTTTGTATTTAGTGAGGATGTGAAGGACAACAAGACACAGCCTTTACAGCTTCTTCCCACAGACATATTTCTAAAAGCTGTGAGCAAGGCGGAAGATAAGAGCATTAGCCTAGCTATCAAGTATGTTCCTACTATTATTCCGCCGAAATCATGGACTAGCTTTTGGGACGGGGGATACTACGGGGCTTTGTCTCAGCACAGCACTTTGATGCGCTATATACCTTATGCAAGGTCTTCACAGACACGCAAGCTCTATACGGCCAGACTCAATGAGCTTGATCTGTCTAGTCTCTACTCAGCTGTCAATGCGATTCAAGCGACAGCCTATAAAATCAACAAGCCTGTCTTAGAAGTAATCAAGCACTACTTGAGTGTTGGTGGGGGAGTAGCCGGGTTAGCAGAGACAAAACCTCTCGAACAGCTCCCACGCTTCCCACATGACTATGAAGACATCAAGGAAAACGAATTGTTACTCAAGCAGTTCAAGGAACATAAAAAGAAAATGGTAGAAGTCATTCACAAGGAAAACCAGCGCAAAGGGAAGGCCCTGAGAGCCGTAATGATTCTCAAAGTAGCAGAGGACTTTGCAAAGTATGACAAAATCTGGTTCCCGATGAACATAGACTTTCGTGGGCGTGTCTATCCGATTCCGACTGGCCTCAACCCTCAAGGGGATGACATGACAAAGGCCCTGCTACAGTATGCTGACCCTGTACCCGTGTCTACTGAAGATGCTCCCGACGCCCTCAAGTGGCTGTCAATCCACGGAGCAGGGCTGGCAGGTCACGACAAAATTCCTCTGGAAGACCGTGTAGCATGGGTAGAGGAAAACAAGCAGAACATCTTGTCTAGTGCCGAAACCCCATTGGACTTCCCTTGGTGGCAGGAGCAGGACAAGTCATGGCAGTTCTTAGCGTGGACAATGGAGTACAAGAGGGCCTTGGAATACTTGGATACCCATAAGACCCTAGCAGGTTTTGACTGCCGTTGTACAATCGCATACGACGGGACTTGCTCAGGACTTCAGCACTACAGTTGTCTGCTCCGTGACCCCGTCGGTGGCTCCTCTGTCAACTTGATTGACCACGACAAACCAGCGGATATTTACAGAGAAGTTTCCGATAAGGTCTTGACAATGGTTAAGAAAGATGCTATAGAAGGAACCTTAAAAGGCAAGGAGCGGAAAGACGGGACGTTCGGGCCAGGAACAAAGCAACTGGCAGAAGCGTGGCTCGCTCATGGTATCAATCGCAAGGTGTGCAAGCGTCCCGTAATGACCCTAGCTTACGGAAGTGGGCAGTATGGGTTTGGCGACCAGATTTATGAAGACACCGTAGCGGATGACCCCTGCTTTACTGGTGTCGGTGAAAGACAAGCGGCTCAGTACCTAGCGAAGCTCATTTGGAAGGCCGTGCAGACGACAGTAGTCGCCGCCATTGAAGGTATGGAGTGCTTAAAGAAGATTGCCACAGCTCTTGCAAAAGCTGATATGCCTGTCGAATGGGTGACGCCTATGGGTCTGCCTATCCAACAGATGTACCTAGCAAGGAAAACGGAGTCCTTCAGATTGCGCCTTGGTAACTCCTCTACACGCTATCGTATCTATGTGACGACAGTAAGCGAGAATGAAGATGTAGACAGGCACAAGCAAGCTACAGGGGTAGCTCCGAACTTCATCCACTCCCTCGATGCTACTCACCTAATGATGAGCATTAATGAAGCAAGTAGACAAGGTTGTGTGAACTTCAGTACCGTTCATGATTCGTTCGGAACTTCCCTTGGTGAAGCGGCTCGATTGCGTCGTATTATTAGACAAGAGTTAGTCAAGCTGTACACCGAACATGATCCCTTAGCTGAGTTCTTGAGACATGCTGAAGAGCTGTTAGGGGAACCCTTAGACATCGAACTGCCTGAAAAAGGTTCATTAGACATCAACTGTATTTTAGATAGTAAATTCGTTTTCCACTAGTACGACTAGAGAAGGAAGTAAGTAGAGACAAAGGTCTTCCCTTACTTCCTTCTTCTTTTGTCTACCATGAAGAACACTTGTTTGGCTAATTGTCCCACAGAGTAGAGGAAGCCTAAGTATTCCTAAGTAACTAAAGGAAGGTTATTTAGGAGTAAGTAAGAGTAAGTATAGTTAAGTATTCCTAAGTATTCCTAGGGATGAAATTAATTGTCCCACAGAGTAGAGGAAGGAAAGCTCCACTAGCTTCTACCTCTGTGTCTATCCCAAACGATTGTTTGGCTAATTGTCCCACAGAGTAGAGGAAAGAACACAAAATTTCAAGGAGGTAATGAGATGAGCAATTCAAAGAAAGTCCTGCGTGATTATGAAACAGTGCGTGTGGATGTGCGTAATTTTGACGCTATTGATGACGACTATGTATACGGAGAAATCCAGAGAAATATGGATATCGCAGGTGTCTTGTGCTATGAAGTTCGCTTGCGTGGTACTGACACGTACATTGTTGTCAATGAGGACAGAGTGCAGAAAGTCGGAGAATATGACAAGCACTACTTAGAAGCTGTTGTCGAACCCATTAAGGTGATGGAAAAGCTGTTCACGAAAGAAGAACTCAAAGGCTTCATCAAAGGCAACATTTTGAAATACCGCTTACGCATGGGGCATAAGGACGACATTCAGAAAGAAATGGACAAGATTCGTGTCTATGAGCAGTGGTTAGCAAAACTTGAAAGAGGTGAAGCACTGGCAGATGCGGACTAAAAAACCTTTGTCTATCGTATTCAAACCCTTACGGGATGACATTGACGTACCTCAAATCAAGACACAGGGTTCAGCAGGAGCAGACATTGTTGTGCCTGATGATGTCGTTATCGAACCATTCAGTATCCGTGGTAAAGGTACATTAGTCCCCTTGGGGTTCTCTTTAGATATTCCCGAAGGAATGCAAGTACATATCATGTTGCGGTCAAGTGTCGGCTTGAAGACTCCTATCCGTTTGTCTAATGGCGTCGGTCTGATTGATTCAGATTACAAGGGAGAACTCTGCTTACTACTTGACAATTTATCTAAAAACTCAATTCATATCAAAAGTGGTACTCGGATAGCACAATTAGTGCCTTTTTATACCCTAAAGTGGGGGTTTGAATTAATTGTCCCACAGAGTAGAGGAAGGAAGTATTTCAATCCTATCCAAAATAATAAGCGCAGTGGTGGCTTTGGGTCTACCACAGAAACAAAGGAGACAAAAAGCAAATGAAAATTAAAGGTAAAGCATATTGGGCAAAAATTAGAACACCAGAAACATACAACGGCCAGCCTGTAGGCTTCTCGATGCAGGTTTTGATGCCTGATGAAAACTTAGCAAAGATGAAGGCATACTTTGAAGACAAATGCAAAGAAGAATTTGCAGGCAAGAAGATGTTAGGTGACATCACGATGCCGATTAAAACTACAGACGATGGTCTGGAAATGGTCAAGGTTAAAACTAAGCACGTGTATAAAGACAAGGCGACAGGCGTAGAAAAACCGAAGGTTATCCCTGTCTACAATGAATACGGCGAACTGATTCCCGAAGACGTTCTTATTGGTAACGGTTCCGACGTAGAAGTTGTTGTCAATCCCAAATTGTACTATGAAAGCACAAAGAAGTGGGGCGTTCGCCTGTACCTTCAGTGCTTGATGGTTACAAATCTCGTTAAGTATTCTAAAGACGGTTCCGACGAACTGACATTTAAGAAGCGAGATACAGATGATGAGACAGAAACCACGCTGGACGACGAGGTAGACTTCTAAGTTGTTCACGGGCGGTTTCCATACACCTGCTAAGACAAAACGAAGTAAGTATGAAGACACGCTTACTGCTAACCTTGACAAAAAGAATAAAGAATATCATTACGAAGAGTTCTCTTTGGAGTACACGATAAAACACAAGTATACCCCTGACTTTGTCTTGCCAAACGGCATTATTGTTGAGGCTAAGAACGGGGAAGGTGGTTTTGTCCGTGTTGGCAAAAAGGGAGGATTCTACAGAGGCTCATTGGATGGTGAAGCACGAGGGAAGATGCTGAAGGTAAAACGACAGTATCCCGAACTCGATATTCGCTTTGTCTTTCCTAAAGACTTTAAATTTCAAAGTTTGAAGACAACGGCGAGTAAGTGGTGCGAGAAGAATGGTTTTAAGTATCACATTGGAAACACGATCCCTGAGTCTTGGTTTAAAGAAGAGGGTCAAATTAGCCCCAAACTGAAAAAGAAAGGAAAGTGACATGTTTAAATTCAGAGACAGAGAAGAAACTCTCTTCTACTCCTTTGTCTATAAAGAACTTGAAGGAAGAACTGTCTCCGAACTGTTGAAGGAAGCACGAAGAAAAGGAGCGTTTTCGTTACCGTATCACGCTGTAGTTCTCAAGAATGGCGAACTCGACCTCATGCGTCCATTTGAAGCAGTCGGGGGTAGCGAACTTCCTTATAGTGCTTGTGGCGTTTATATTCTCGTGGATGCTGAATCTAAAGAGTCCTTATCGGCTTTACAGAAGAAGCGGTTGGACGATTTAGTTCAGATGTTTCATGAGGACTATGCAGACATCGTAGAGGAAGAGTTCAACAAAGATGAATTACAGCGAACCAATTAAGACACACCTCCCTTGCCCTGACTGTGGTTCCTCGGATGCCCTGACAGAATACAGTGATGGTCATACATACTGCTTCTCCTGTCAAACGGTACGAGGAGCTACAACAAAGGGGACACATACAGCCGACCTTATACCTCTCACTTCTTTGTCTATCACTCCTCTAAAGCGTCGTGGAATCATGTCTACCACATGTGAAAAGTACCACTACTATACAGGCTATCACAATGGAAAACCTGTGCAGGTAGCATGTTACTTTGACGACACAGGGGAGCTGATAGGCCAGAAAGTACGATATCAAGACAAAACATTTGAGACGATTGGCAAAATTTCTAAGCGTTTCTTTGGACAAGAGCTTTTTGAGAGCAGAGGCAAGCTGGTTATCACAGAGGGCGAGATTGATTGTCTCACTGTGTCACAGTTACAAAATAACAAATATCCCGTTGTGTCTATCCCTTGTGGGGTGGCCTCGGCAAAGAAAGTCCTGACACACAACATGGAGTGGCTCTCACAGTTTGATGAAGTCATTTTGATGTTTGACATGGATGAAGCAGGAAGGAAGGCCATTAAGGAATGTGCTGGCCTCCTGAAGGATTTGAAGGTAGCTAATTTACCACTGAAAGACCCGAATGAATGTCTATTAGCTAACAAAGGGCAGTCCGTCATCAATGCTATTTGGAACGCTAAGGCATATAAGCCAGACGGTATTGTAAATGGAGCTGACCTCTGGGAGATGGTAGACAGCGAAGAAGACGAAATGTGCTATACATACCCTTGGGATATTCCGCTGAACGACATGACAAAGGGCCTCCGCAAGGGGGAACTCGTTGTCGTTACCGCAGGTACAGGGGTAGGCAAGACAACGTTTGTAAGGCAAATCATGTACGACTTGGGGGTCAAGAAAAACCTCAAAGTAGGATGCATGATGCTTGAGGAAAATGTAAAGCGTACCTCTGTGGGACTTATGTCTATACACACGGGAGTGCGATTGCACTTATCAAGACACGCTATCAGTGAAGAAGAGTATCGGAAGGCATTTGATGAGACACTGGGGACAGGAAACTACGTACTCTACAATCACTTTGGAAGTCTTGAGGGTGACAACTTACTAAACAAGATTCGATATTTAGCTATTTCTGAGGAGTGTGACTTCATCGTTCTCGACCATGTGTCTATTGCTATCTCTGGTTTGGAGGGGGACAATGAGCGAAAACTGATTGACTACCTCATGACACAGATGAGAAGCATTGTAGAAGAGACAGGGGTGGGCATGATTGTCATATCACACTTGCGAAGACCTGACAACTCTCAGAAGTCTCATGAAGAAGGTGGTATTACCTCACTGGCACAACTCAGAGGTTCCCACGCTATCTCACAACTTTCAGACATCGTACTGGGGTTGGAAAGGAACCAGCAGGAGTCCAATGAAGAGCTGAGAAACACCACTCGTGTACGTGTCTTAAAAAATCGCTTCACAGGTGAGACTGGCATAGGAGGCTACCTGACATACAACAGAAAAACAGATCGCTTGGAAATAGCAGAGGAGGAAGATGATGATGAAGCAGAATTTTAAAATTCCTGTGTATTCTCATGATGTCACGCTGAATGAAATCCCTGACAAAATCTCACTGGTCATTAACTTAGGAAAATGTGAATGTCATTGCAGGGGGTGTCACAGTGATTACCTGTGGGATACACATGAGTGCAATGAACTGACATCCGAAGAGCTTTTGTCTCTCATCAAGAGCTACAAGAGTGTTACCAATACGGTACTCTTCATGGGTGGTAATCGTAATCACATGGACTTTGAAGAATTTGCTGAGACTGTACTGAAGCCTCTCCACAACTTAGGTATCAACATTGGTATCTACTTGGGAGCTTGGGATGCTATGGATTTATTCACAGCTTGTAAGTATTGTCGCTGGGTAAAAGTGGGCGCATACAGAGAAGAGCTGGGAGGTCTGGACAATCCCGACACGAACCAGCTGTTCCTCGAAGTACAGAACTATAAATTTCACAAGGGAGACACAGGATGGAAGTAAGCATTTATGTCATTAAAGATTGTATGTATTGTGACACACTACTTAAAGGACTTCCAAAGGTGGTCAAGAAATTCCCGAACGTAGCCTTTAAGGTAACGTGTGTGACTGAATCAAAAGAATTTGAATTGTTCCCTACAGTAGTTGTGGGAGATAAAACTTTGTCTCCGTGCATTTATGCAGAGGACATGGAGAAAGAGGTGAGAAATGCCTTTACTTAATTTAACGCAAGAACAGATTGAAGAAAAAATTAAATACATCGACCACTACATCCACAGCCAGAACAGTGCAAGTGGATCTTTAGTGGATGCTAATGCCAATGTAGACACAAAGAATATTGGTATCTTGGAAGCTGAGATGTATAAGCCTGATACCATTCAAGTAAACCGTGCTTTGGTACAGCGGAAACTCACGGAGATGTATGGTGAGAAGTTAGCTGAGAAGTACATTGAGGACATCGAAGAACATAGAATTTATATCCATGATGAAACTTCCTTACGTCCTTACTGTGCGTCTATCACACTTTTCCCCTTCCTACTCCATGGTACGAAACCGCTGGGAGGCACAAGCGAAGCACCAAAGAACATCCATAGTTTCTGTGGTTCCTTTGTCAACCTTGTATATCAGGTGGCTTCTGGATTTGCAGGGGCAATCGCTACGGTAGAGTTCCTTTTGTACTTTGATTATTTTGCAAAGAAGACATGGGGAGATGACTACATTGACTTGCATACAGCGGATGTTAGACAGGCTTTGCAGGGTGTCGTGTATGCCTTGAATCAGCCTGCTTCTGCTCGTGGTAATCAGAGTGTCTTTTGGAACATCTCGGTATTAGACCGTTTCTACTTTGAGCAGCTGTTTGGGGGCTTTAAGTTTCCCGACGGGACACAGCCTGTATACGAAGGTACATTCCGCGAATTGCAGATGTTCTTTATGGAATGGTTTAGACAAGAGCGAGAACGTGCGTTACTCACGTATCCCGTACTGACCGCTTCCCTCTTGGTGGATGCTGAAGGGAAACCGAAAGACAAACATTTTGCATGGGCATGTGCTGAGGAAATGTCTAAGGGCCTGAGCTTCTTTGTCTATGAGAGTGATAGTGTAGACTCTTTGTCTTCCTGCTGTCGCTTGCGTAACGAGTTCACGGACAACACATTCTCCTATACATTGGGTGCAGGTGGGGTGTCTACAGGTTCCGTACAGGTCATCACGATCAATATGAATCGTTATGTACAGACAAAGGAAGAAGCGTTTTCAAAGTTACTTGGACGAGTCCATATGTACCTCTTGGCTCACAGAGCTGTCATCGAGGACTACATTGAAGGTGGCTTGCTTCCTGCTTACTCTACAGGATTTATTAGCTTAGACAAGCAGTTTTGCACCATTGGTATTAATGGGATGCTGGAAGCGTCTGAGTTTGAACGAGGTAAAGCCGACACAACCTTCTTCTCTCAGTATCTCAAGGAAATTTATGATAATAACAAAGAGTGGAAGAAGCTGACAGGTGTTAAGTTTAATACTGAATTTGTACCTGCCGAAAACCTCGGTGTCAAAAACGCAAAGTGGGACAAGGAAGATGGCTTGCAGGTTCCACGGGGATGTTACAACAGCTATTTCTTCCCTGTAGAAGATGACTCCTATAACATTATCGACAAACTGAGACTTCATGGAAAGGAAAATACGCAGTGGCTTGATGGTGGTTCTGCTTGTCATCTCAATATGGAACAGCTTATGTCTAAGGAACAGGCGTATGACCTGATTTGTATGGCAGGGAATCTGGGTGTCAACTACTGGACATTTAACGTTCTCATGACGTTGTGTAATGACTGTGGTTTTATCAATGTCAATACGGAAAATCACTGTACAAAGTGTGGCTCCAAAGACATTGACTATGCGACACGAGTCATTGGTTATCTGAAGCGTATTTCTAGTTTCTCTACAGAAAGACAAAAGGAAGCTGGGTTACGTATCTACAATAAGGCAGGTGATAGTGAGTGAAATTCTTGAAAATCCTGAAGCGAGTGGAGACATATTGCCACAACAAGCGTGTCATTACGGCGCATAAGATGCTTGTTAAGGCAACGGAAACCTTTACAAAACTCGAACAGGAGTATGCTAAAAAGATTGCGGAGTTAAAACAGTACACAGAATAGGAGTGATTTTGTGTTAATATTCGACATTGAAACAGACGGTTTGCTGGAGGATATGACAAAAATTCACTGTATGTGTATCAAGGACACCAAAGAGAATAAAATGCACAGGTTTAGACCTGACGAAGTAGAAGCAGGAGTGCGGATGCTGATGAATGGAGACACGATTTGTGGTCATAATATCATCGCATTTGACATTCCTGCTATCTCTAAGGTGTTTCCATGGTTCCATATAGGGAAAGACAAAGTGGTAGATACATTGGTCTATGCTCGCTTGGTATTCTCTGAGATTAACTACATTGACAATAAGCTAACCAGAACAGGCGTTCTTCCATCAAGACTCTACGGCTCACATTCTTTGAAGGCTTATGGGTATAGGCTGGGAGTCCTCAAAGGAACCTATGCGAGTGACTATGAAGCAGAGGATGTTTGGGCAGTCTTCAATGAAGAGATGTTGGACTACAATGAGCAAGATGTTGTAGTCACAGAAGCTTTGTATAACAAGTGTCGTAAAAAGAAGACAACGGTACAGGCCCTTGATTTGGAGCATAAGGCACAGTGGTTGATGCAGAAGATGGAACACAACGGCTTTACCTTTGATATGGATAAGGCTGAAAAGCTTTTGTCTACCCTTCTCACAGAGCAGGAAAAAGTGTTGTCTAAGTTGACAGACAAATGTCCTAAGATACCTGACAAAGTGTTTGTCCCTAAGAGAGACAATGCGAAGATGGGCTATAAGAAAGGAGTTCCCATTCAGAGATACAAGGAGTTTAACCCCAACAGCCGCCAGCAAATCCTGTGGATTCTGAAAGACCACTATGGATATCCATTCGACAATGACGACATGTGGAATGACAATGGGAACACACAGCTGAACGAAGAGACATTCAAGCTCATTCAGAAAGACCCGAAAGCTTCTGAAGAAGTCAAGGAGTTGGCAGAGCTGTTCTCTACTAACTTACTCCTGACTAAACGGTTAGGACAGCTCAGGGATGGTAAAAATGGATGGATGAAACTGGTGTCTTCTGATGGTCGCTTACATGGCAGAGTGAATCCTAATGGTGCTATTACAGGTAGAGCGACACACTCACACCCCAACATTGCACAGGTTCCTCATGTAGGTTCCCCCTATGGTGCAGAGTGTCGTGAGTTATTCACGGTTCCCGATGGATGGTTTCAGGCTGGCGTAGATGCTTGTGGTCTGGAACTTAGATGCCTCTCCCACTACTTATATCCTTTCGATAACGGGGAGTATGCACATGAATGTGTCGAAGGGGACATCCACACGAAGAATCAGATGGCCGCAGGATTGCCAGAGAGAAATATGGCGAAGACGTTCATATATGGGTTCCTCTATGGCGCAGGGGATGCAAAGATTGGTGAGATTGTTGGGGGTACAGCAGAGCATGGTGCAGAACTACGGAAGAAGTTCTTAAAGGCAACACCTGCTATCAAGAAGCTCCAACAAAGTGTCAAAAACCTTTTGTCTACTTACAATGTGGAAATGAGACAAAGGGAGTGGAAGACACGTTATTTGAAGGGCTTGGATGGTCGTTTACTTTATACTCGGTCAGTCCACAGTGCGCTGAATCTCTTGTTACAATCGGCGGGGGCTATCGTCTGTAAATACTGGATTGTTCGTACAGAGGAACGCTTGCTGAATCTTGGGTTAGACCATGGCAAGGATTTTCAGCTCATGGCATGGGTACACGATGAACAGCAGATTGCCTGTCGCACTGAAGGCATTGCTGAAATTGTCGTTAGAGAAGCCCAGCAGGCTATGAGAGACACACAGCACTATTTTAACTTTAGATGTCAATTAGATACTGAAGGTAAGATCGGTAAGAATTGGGCAGATTGCCATTAGGAACAGGAGGAAACAATATGAAATTTGAAGATGCAAAAGTAGGTATGCTTGTTAGCGTGACGGGGCCACACTCCGTTCATTTTCCGAATGGTGCAGAAGTAATTGAAAAGTGTGATACGGATTTGTCTATTAAAATCCGAAACAATGAGACGGGGTTCAAGATGTATTTTTTTGAACCTCGAAGAAAAAATTCCCCCATTTTCAGTGAGAGATATTCTATGGAAGACATCTATCCCCTTGTGGAAGATACCAGCACTAAACCCTATTTTAGAAAGTTACCCCCCACAACACTAAAGGTGGCTACATATTTAGGGCTTGATGCTGAAAATGTGACATGCTATGTAGACAAAGAAAATGGCACAGTAACCGTTCGACAGGGGGACAAAGAAGCAAAAGCAAAGAAGTCCCCTAAAGATACGTGGGACTTCCGTTTGGGAATGGGACTCGCTCTTTGTCGTTTAAAAGAAAAGGTGTCTGAGAGCAAAAAGTTACCTTTACAGACTCCGTACTTTTATGCAATGACTACAGAGACGACGAATCACTCGATTGTGGGTATTTACCCCTCATTTTTTATGGATGCTATTCAATATGCGATGGGTAATGTATTTAACACAGAGGAAGAAGCAGAAAGTGCTTGTAAGGAAATGGCACTACGTACCCAGCTTATTGTTGATTTTTGTAAAAAGCAAGGGTGGTAACTGAATGAATAAATATCGTGTCCGTATTAAATACAAGCGGGATTCTACGGTTATTGTGGAAGCTGATTCTGCCGAAGAGGCCGAAACGATGGTAGACAAAGACCCCTTTGGGTTTCCGTATGAAACAGATGAAGAGACACAAGAAGTTTATGTCGAGGAGGAATTAGGAAATGCCTAACGTACAACTGCTGTCTATGACAGTTGACCCTTTAACTTTAATTCGTCGTGCCATGGGGGAATGTTATCAGCGTCCCCTTGGTGTAAAGACTGTGCAGAAAGCGATTGAGGCAGGTCATTTGTCTGTCCTCGAACATTGCTATGCGTCTTTTGAAATCACTGTGTCTACGTCGGTATTACTCCAACTTACTCGACATCGACACCTGTCCTTTACGGTGCAGAGTTCGAGAGGTTGTGAGCTGAAGACATATCACAAGACAGGTATCGAATATATTGACAAACTGCTGGAGGAACACCTGGCAGACTACGCTTATGTCTATCAGGAAGCTGTCAAGAAAGAAGATGCCGCTTACCTGTTGCCGAAGGGTGCTGAGTATACCTTAGTAATCACTGGTAATTTCCGTTCGTGGTATGAATATCTTCCTAAGCGTATGTGCAAGAGAGCGCAACAGGAACACCGACAGTTGGCTATGGAGATTCAGAAACAGTTGGCAAAGGCTTGCCCTGAGATTTTCGATAGAGACTTCATGAAATGTGATATGTGTACAGAAAGGAGTTGTTCGTTTAGCTAATGATGAATTTGATTTTTGATGCCGACATGCTCCTCTTTGTCTCTTTGCTGGAGTGTGAAAAGCCTGTACATTGGGGCAACGACATCTGGACACTTCACTGTGATATGAGGGAAGCCACTACGTATTTCTCGAACTTTGCAAAGGAACTGTCTGACAAAATCCTTGACCACTATAAGTACAAAGGGGAATACCGATGGTTCATGTGTCTCACAGACAAAGATCATGTCAACTTCAGGAATGAAGAAGTCTTCAAAGACTACAAGGGGAATCGAACGAACAAGCGAAGACCTATCTGCTTCAATCCCATGCGTGAATGGATTCGTGAAAACTTTGTCTGCTACATGGAGCCTCATTTGGAGGCGGATGATTGCTGTGGCCTTCTGACAAAAGAGCTGGAAGGCGATTACGTTCTCGTAAGTGGAGACAAAGACTTTCGGGCTATCGAAGGAAAGTTCTATGATTTTATGCGGAACGAATACTTTGATACGACAAAGGAAGATGCTCGACGATGGCATTTGAAACAGACAATCATGGGAGATACTACAGATAACTATAAGGGAGCTTCTGGATTCGGAGAGGTAAAGACCACACGGCTCTTGGAAGAACTCGGTTATACGTGGGATACGGTCTTGAGAGCTTACAAAGGAGATGCTAAGGAAGCTCTGAAGAATGCTCGTCTCGCTTACATCTTACATGAAAAGGGGGACTACGATTGGAAAACAGGTTCTATCAGGCTTTGGGAACCCGATTCATAGTACGATATGGGGAAACCATAGAAAGAGCTTATGAAGTCGCTGAGAGGATGTGGGAACTTAGACACAATAATTCATTATGCGAAAAGTTTGGAGACAAGGATTGTGTGTGGATGACCATTAGTGAACTAAACAAGACAAAGAACATTGCCTACTTCTACACAGAAGATGGTGAGTTTGTCGGTGCAGTCGCTTTTGTCTTGAACACAGATTTTGCATGGTGGGCAGATAACTTGAGGGTACTTGAGGAAATCTTTGTTGTGTCTATGAATCCTAAATACGCAGGGTTTGGCAGAATTGCGGCTCAGTTCCTCAAGGATATGGGAGATGCCAATGGTTGTGCTTTTGTCTACGCAGGGGCATTTCTTGGTAAAAATAATAGTTATACGAAGGTAGGGTATTCTAAGGAGTACCCTACTTTTGTCTATATGGGAGGTGCTGATGGTGCGTAAAGAAGACACATTAGCAGATTTGGAACTCATGACTTCCAATGAACTCGTTGGATGTTTGAGGGAATACTTTGATGTAGATTACTTCTTGACTACCTCTATTCAAGCAGACAAATTACCTGCCTATATGAGAGGTGTCTACGCAGTAATTAATTTATTAGAAAGGGTTGGTGATTAATTTGAGTGGTGGTATTGGTAGAGCAATCAAAAGAGTTGTGTCTGCCCCATTTAAGGCTGTTGGTAAAGTCCTTGGTGTCGGTGGCTCCCAGACTGTCAATGTGTCTGCTCCCGATGTATCAGCGGCACAGGTGGTTCCCAGTACAGCGGCAGCGGCTCCTGAAGCTCCTGTATTGGGTACAGAGAATACGACACAAGACACAAGGAAGAAAAAGAAAGGGAAGTCCCGTTTGCTTATCAACAACGACAGCCAGTCTTCCAATAGCTCTGGTTACTCTGGACTGAATATCTAAATGGATATTACGATTCAAGAGTTACAGGAACAGGGAGCAAAGAAGACATATAACAGACTGAAGAACGACAGACAGCCCTATATTCAGCGTGCTGTAGACTGTGCGAAGGTCACGATTCCTTCATTATTCCCAGAGGAAAATGATGATAAGAGTAAGAATTATGACACACCATATCAGTCTGTAGGCGCACGGGGTATTAACAATCTGGCTTCTAAACTCATACTTGCCTTGATGCCTCCGAACAGTCCGTTTTTCCGATTAGGTATGTCGGACGGAGTTTTGTCGGAATACATGGCGCAGGGACAAGAAGACACAAAAGCTCAGGTAGAACAGGCTCTCATGCAGATTGAGAATAGAATCATGAAGTACATTGAGTCTAACCAGATTCGAGTTACTGTGTTAGAAGCCTTGAAGCAGTGTATTGTTGCTGGCAATGCTCTATTATTCCTTCCACCTGCTGAAGGTGGTATTAAGATGTATCGTCTATACAACTATGTCATTCAGCGAGATGGCCTTGGTAATGTCATTCAGATTGTTACGTTAGACAAAGTGGCTTATTCGACACTGGACGTTACAGTTCAAAATCTGATTAAAACAGACAAGAAGCCTGAAGACCTTATCGAGGTATACACGCATGTTTGTCGTAGTGGTGATCAGTTCTTGGCGTATCAAGAAGTAGAAGACACACCGATTCAGGGGAGTCAGCAGAGTTATCCTGTACTGAAAACCCCCTACCTGCCTATTCGCATGGTTAAAATGGACGGGGAGTCTTACGGACGTTCCTTTGTTGAAGAGTATCTCGGTGACTTGAACTCTCTTGAGAATTTGTCTAAAGCTATCTTCAAGTTGTCTACGATTGCGGCTAATATCTACTTCCTTGTCAATCCTAATGGGGTCACGAGGGCAAAGAAGTTGGAGAACGCTACTAGTGGTGATTTTATCGCAGGGCGTATCGAAGACATAGGCGTATTACAGCTTGAGAAATACTATGACTTCAACACAGCTAAACAGACAGCAGATGCTATTGAAGCTCGTTTGTCTTATGCGTTTCTTTTGTCTTCTGTAGTACAGCGTAACGCTGAACGAGTAACCGCAGAAGAAGTGCGGACGGTAGCTGGTGAACTGGAAGACACATTAGGTGGGGTATACTCCATTTTGTCTCAGGAATTACAGTTACCTCTTGTACGTAGAATCATGAATCAGCTTCAAAGTACAGGCGAGGTTCCGAACTTACCTGAAGGTACAGTGGAACCGACAATCACAACTGGCTTGGATGCCTTGGGACGAGGCCACGATTTAGAGAAGTATGCAACCGTGCTTAACTTGGTGTCTCAGATTCCCAATGCTCAGGCTATGATTAATTGGAATGTCATGCTCCTGAATATGTTTACGGGGGCAGGTGTCGAAACAGAAGGTCTTGTGAAGACACAGCAACAGATTGAAGAAGAGCAACAAATGGCAATGGGGCAGGAAATGGCAATGCAAGCTATGTCTCAGCCAGAACAACAAGGAGGTTAATGAATGGAACAGGAAAATGTTCAGGAACAAGTACAGCAGGAAAATGTACAGGTTACTGAGAACACAGGGATGGAAGTTGAAGTAGTCCCTGAAGACACAACAACTACCACAACTGTAGAAGCTCCTGAAGAGCAGTCCCCAGAACCCACGGGGCAGGATGTAGACGACAATGTGCAGAAACGAGTAGATGCACAGACACAGGCGAATGAAGATCTGAAGAATGACTTAGAATCTAAAGGTGTTGATTGGGCTGACCTTGAGAAAACCTATACTGAAAAAGGTGAACTCACAGCAGAACAGTTACAGAATCTTGAAGAGGCAGGGTATCCTAAGTCTGTTGTCGATGCTTATATTCGTGGCATGGAAGCTGAATACGATCGTCTTGCTCGACACGTTGTAGAAAGTGCAGGTGGTCAGGAAGAGTTTACTAAATTGCAGACCTTTGCTTCTCAGCAGAACGCAGAATATAAAAAGATGTGGAACGACACCATGAACAGTGGTAACGTGATGACGATTCAGACAATGCTCAGAGGTATTCGGGCAGACATGGTACAGACCATGGGGTCTAGCAATCCAACTATTGTTGGTGGTAGTGGTGCTGTGTCTACTAACGCAGGTTTTAATTCTAAGCAAGAAATGGTAACAGCCATGGCTGACCCTCGTTATGGGAAAGACAAGGCATATACCCGTGAAATCGAACAGAAAGTTATTAATTCTAAATTATTTTAAAGGAGATTGATAAATTATGGCATTGACAAATATTTCTCAGCCGGGTCTTAATCAGGGCCAGACGGACGCATTAGCAGGTTTTCTTAAAGTATTTTCTGGTGAAGTTATTTCCGCATTTGAACGTTCTGCCTTAGCAGTCAACAATCACTTGATGCGTACCATTTCTTCTGGTAAGTCCGCTTCCTTCCCTGTAATGGGTCGGGCAAAAGCCGCTTACTTGGGCGCTGGTCAGTCCTTGGATGAAATTCGTGAAGCTATTCCGCATAACGAAAAGATTATTGGCATTGACGGCTTACTGACTTCTGACCAGATGGTAACAGACATCTATGAAGCTATGTCTCATTTTGATGTTCGTAACGAATACTCTAAGCAGATGGGTGAAGCCTTGGCCGTGTCTGCCGATGGTGCTATTCTGGCAGAAATTGCTAAGTTGGCTGTTGAGCAGAAAGAAAATATTACAGGCCTCGGCAAAGGTGTCATCTTAGACAAACAGATTGATGCTACGGATATGGGCATCACCGAAGCGGAAGGCAAGATGATTGTTCAGATGCTTCTGGAACTGAAGGCTAAATTCTCTAACCAGTATGTCCCTGCTACGGAACGTTATGTCTACATGAAGCCTGACGGTGTGGCCGCTTTGGTAGCTTCTTGGAACGCTATCAATCGTGACTTTGGTGCTGTTGGTACTTTGGTTGACGGTAACGTTACTAAGATTGCTGGCTTTAATATCATCGAAGTTCCTCATCTTACGGATGGTGGCGCAGATGGTACTCACGTATTGCGTTCTGGTACAGCTCATGACTTCCCGTCTACCTATAAAGACAAATGTGTCTTTGTTGCCGCTCATCATACGGCTGTTGGTACGGTCAAGCTGAAAGACCTCGCAGTAGAAACTGGTCGTCGTATCGAATATCAGGCAACCCAGCTGGTAGCTAAGTATTCCATGGGCCACGGTGGTCTCCGTCCTGAAGCTACTGCCATTGGTTGTATTTCTGCTAAGGGCTGATAGTTGTTTTGTCGAGGGGGTTCTTCTTATGGACTCCCTCTTTTTTCTTATATGGAGGCACACAATGATTATTACACCTTTGACGAAACTGGATGCTGTGAATGAAATCCTAACTTCTATCGGGTCTGACAGTGTCGTCACCTCGGAGGAGATAGACCAGAACATTGACGCTTCTGTAGCAGATAAAATGCTGAAAGCTGTTAGTCAGGAAATTCAGCAGGAAGGTTGGGACTTCAATACAATCCCTACGATTACGCTGGTTCCCGATGCAAATACACACAGAATCAAGTGGGATAGCTCACTGTTGAGAGTTCCGAACACATATAGAAATCGAGGAGGTTTCTTCTTCAATGTGTCTGACTATACGGATGTATTCACAGAAAATTTGATACTTACTAATGTAGTGCAAGAGCTTCCTTTTGAAGAGCTTCCTATGGTTTTCCGTAAGTACATTACGGCAAAGGCTTCCCTTGCTTTTGCTGTCCGTTTTCTAGGAGATGCAGAGTTGGAACAGTCTTTGAACACTGAGCTGGCTAAGGCATACGCAGATGTTATGACTTACGAATTAGACACACAGAAACCGAATGTCTTCAATAATACGTCTGTAACTGAGGTGGGAACACGATGAGTAATGTAACACAGCGGATAGACAACTTCATAGAAGGTGTGTCTCAGCAGTCACCTCGTATTCGTCATGCAGAACAGTTGGAGACACAGATTAATGGTTACAGCACAGAAGCAGGCGGATTGCAGAAACGTCCTCCGACCATAAACCATGGAAAGCTCTTCAACGCTGAAGCTATACCTTACTATGTTCACTTGATTAATCGAGATGAGCAGGAACGCTATATTGTTCTCATCTCTTCTGGTAAAATTCGTGTCTTTACGCTGGATGGTACAGAGATGAAAGTAGAGGTGCAGGATGCAGGTTATATCAGTAATCTCACGAAACCTTACTCACAGTTGAAAGTCATCACGGTAGCTGACTACACTTTTGTCTTGAATAAAGGTGTGAAGGTCAGAATGTCTGGCAATCGGACAGAAGACACGATGGCCTCTCAGGGGTGTCTTATCAATGTAAAGCAAGGGCAGTATGGTAGAACTTACAAAGTGTGGCTAAATGGACAGGAAGTAGCATCTTATGAAACTCCTAATGGCTCCAATGTAGATCATGTAAAGAATATTGCAACGGACTACATTCGTGACCAGCTGGCTTCACAGATTCGCAGTAAGGGGTGGACAGTAGATACAGGTAGTTCTTGGTTGAGAGTTCGTGGAAACATTTCAAGCATAGACACAGCTGATTCCTTTAATAATCTTGCTTTGGTGGGAATTACTTCATACACCAATAAGTTCACTAACTTACCTGCTTCAGCCCCAGATGGTTATACCGTACTGGTTCGTGGGGAGTCCAATGCAGATGACAACTACTATGTCAAATACTCCGCTTCTGAGCGTATCTGGAAGGAAACCGTGAAGACGGGGATAGACAACACCATAAACAATACGACGATGCCTCATGCACTGATAAGACAATCAGATGGTACTTTTGTCTTTAAGGCTCTCGATTGGGAACCTCGTAAGACAGGGGATGAAGACTCTAACGAAGTACCTTCATTCATCAACAACACCATTAACGACTTGTTCTTCTATCGAAACCGCTTAGGCTTTTTGTCTGGTGAGAATATCATTCTGTCTTCTTCCTCTGACCTGTTTAACTTCTGGATGCAGAGTGTAGTAGACGTTCAAGATGATGATACGATAGACACCAATGCTCCAAACAACAAGGTTTCCATTTTGTACAATGCTATTCCCTTCTCAGGGTCACTGTACATTTTCTCAGGCCAGACACAGTTTGCTCTGGCTTCAGATGGTACTTTGTCTCCTAAGAACGCTCGGTTAGACAGTATTACTGAGTTCACTTCAGACACCGACGTAATTCCTGTTGGTGCAGGTAACTCCGTCTACTTTGTCTCTAAGAGAGCAGACTTTGCTTCTGTAAACGAGTATCGAGTGGCACAGTATTACACAGACACAAAGGACGCTGAAGATGTGACAGCTCACGTACCTTACTACATCCCCAATGATGTGTATAAGATGACAGGAAGTTCTAATGACAACCTGTTATTCGTCATGACTACAGCGGAACCTAATACCCTGTATGTCTATAAGTACCTTTATCTTAATGGGAACAGGGTGCAGAGTGCTTGGTCAAAATGGACATTTTCAGGGGAAATCCTCGGTGCTGACTTCATTGGCTCTACTCTGTACATGGCGGTAAAGTATGCGAATAACGAAGTATATTTGGAATCCATTACGATGAGCTACAACACAGAGGACTACAGAGCAACTGAGAAGTTCCGTGTCATGTTGGATAGAAAGACAGAAGTGACACTGACCGAAGACAACTGTGAAGACAAAGAGGATGGATATTTGTACCTCAATGTTGATAATGTTTTTAAGGTTCTAAATGGAAGTGTGCAGTGCATTACAGAAGATGGCTTGTTATACGAGTCTGACACAGCGATACTAAAACTATTGAAGAGAGATAGTGTGGCCTTGGGACACAAGGTTATCATAGGTATTCCCTACACCTTTGAAATGACTTTGTCTACTATCTACCTGAAGCAGAAAGACCAGCAAGGCTCTACTGTGTCTTCCCCTGACTATCGCTTGATGCTCCGTACTGTATTCTTTGATTATGCAGAGTCGGGGTACATGCGAGTCATCGTGAACGACAAGTACAAGTATGTACTGACAAATAAAAGAGCTTCTATCTACAAACTGTCTACGATTAACTTTGAGACAGGTACATTCAAGGTTCCTGTGCGTAGAAGGAATACGGAGACTACCATAAAAGTAATCAACGATGCTCCACTACCTTTGTCTATCATTGGTGGGGGTTACGAAGCTAATTATACAGCTCGATTCAAGAATGTTTAATAGGAGGTGATTCTATGGGATTTGCTTCAACGGCGATGGGTGCGACACAGTTAGGACTTAATCTCGTTGGTGACTATATGTCTTGGAAAGATCAAAGGGAAAACGCTAAGGCGCAGGCGAGAGCTTTGTCTCAACAGGCGAACGCTGTAGGAAAGAACTTAGCCTATACCTTTCAGAACTATGAGCTACAACGTGTGGATGCCTTTGACGCCGCTGTGAATAACCTCATGAAGGTACAGACAAACGCTCTCGGTCTGGAATCTTCTGTACGTGCGACTATCAATGAAGAAACGGGAGGTGATTCCCGTACTGGTAGAGCTTTGCAGAGAGCGGCTCATGCGGATACCTTGAGAACTCTGTCAGGTATCAAAGATGTCTATGAACGACAGTCAGATGAAATCAGTCTCAACAAAGAGATGGCTAAACGTTCGGCTATGGATGAGATTGCGAACATTAAGGCTCAGGCTCCACAGATGCCAAGTTATTGGTCTTTACTGGGTAATATTGCAGGGGATACATTGAACGTCTATAACTCCTATCAGAACGCTCTAAATTCTGCTCAATCACAGGGTATGGAATTAGACACATGGTGGAGAGCGCAGAATAGATACGACACAAATCCCTATGCATATCGAAATAACTACCAGTATCACTTTAATCTTCCTACGTATACAAATACATTCCCTATGACATGGACGTACCCGAAAGGAGGGCGGTAAATGCCTACAACACAAACCAGTAATGCGATAGGGACGGCTAGGCAGTTCACACAACAGCCTCCGCAAACTTATCAACGTCAGCTTATCCTCCCTCGCTTTGGGGATAACGTCAGAGCTTCTGAGACGACACAGGGGGCGGCCTTAGCTCGTTCCCTCGGTGTCCTTAGTGCGGCGGTAGAGCAGTATCGCATAGATTATGATAAGCGACAAAGAGAGATTGCAGACAAAGTTGTCCCTATTCTCTACGGTCAGAACGATCATAATACTCGGCTTACGATGAATAGTATTGCCATGCTTCAACAGGCAGGTATTGGAGATTTGCAAGATAACCCTTATGCCCTTGCCATGGTAGACCAGTTGAGAGGGCAAGAAATCTCGTCAGAAGTCCACAAGAAGTATGAGGCCTATGTGTCTCAGATGAAGCTTCCCGAAAACTTAGGGAAGGAAATTCAGAACTACGATGACTTCTTCAATGAGAACGTTCAGAAATATCTGGACAATATCACAGTGAACAATAAGTATGCTCTGAACAATGGCTTGTATGAATCCCGTGTTGTGAATACGGGTAAGGTAGCCAGTAAGTTCATTGCAGAGAAGACAGAAGAAATGTCTATTAATCGTTCAGAATCTATCGCCTCTTTTGTCTCGGAGAACACACGCAATCGCTGGAACTGGACAGATGAGGATAGAGAGAACTTTGCAAATCAATTAGGAAACATGCTTACCACGACACAGGAGCGTGACCCGACAAAGAACTATCAGATTCTCCAGAATATGCTGAAGACGGTAGCTATGAACACAGGGGACTACTCACTGATTCAGAAAATTGGGGAGACACCGCTGTATGGTGGAGCAACGAAGGTCAGTGACTACATCAACGTAGAACAATTTAAAGATGTTGCCAATGAATCCAATAGGACACACTGGATGCAGAGGACACGAGATGTCTATGATAAGATGTCAAAGGCGAAAGACGAAAAGTCTCTATTCGCTATTGTAGATGGCCTTGAGAATCCTGAAGACAAACAGATTGCCGCTGAATTTGTGTCTGGTCGCTTGTCTGCTATTGAGGCTGAACAAAGAGCGCAGAGGAACATTGCGAGAGCCGCCGCCGCAAGTGCGACAAAAGCTCAGGTTGGTAATATGAATATGAAGGCTCAGATTGAGGCTGTCATGAATGGACAGACACAGGATGCCATGGGCAACGGGATTGCCACTTCTTCTGAACAGTATAAGGCTTTGGGTTTCAATGAGACACAAATGTTATTGGCAGTAGATGAGGCAATCGGAACATTGAATTTTGATAACCCAAATGACATGGCAAAACTTATGCGTCTTGCTTATCATCCTGCCTTCCACAATGCCTTTGCTCGCTCGACTAATCTCAACGCTACAGCAGGGATAAATAGCTTGACCGTCAATGGCGAGATGTCTCCTATGCTTCAGCGTGTAGTTGACTTATACAAGCGTTCCCCTGAACTTTGCAACTCCCTTTTGTCTGAAGACACCTTAAAGGCTTCTATTGCTTGTATTGCCAATGAGGGTGTAGATAAATTCATGGGTGTTCGCAATATCTTAGGTAATTCTGAACAGCTGAAGCAGGTAGATGCTGATTTGGCTCCTTACATAGAAGACACTTTGTCTGGTTCTTCCTTACCTCCGTTGGCTGGTGGGGATACTTATGAAGGCTTCTCTTATGCAAGCCCTAATTCAGGTGACTTACGGGAACTGTTCAGAAGTCACGCTCGTGTCTTTCGGGCTATGGGCATGTCTGCCAATGATGCTTGCGATAATGCGAAGTATAAGATTGCTAGTGAATACTATGTATACAATGGCGCTCCGATTCCTAAGAGTGCTGTCAATTTAGTAAACATCGGTGGTACGGATGAAGACACATCTCGTTCTGCCTTCTATTGGGTACTAGCTACCCGTCTTAAAGATTACTGTGGTGGTACAGTGAACCCCGATGATGTGCAAGTCAGTTTTGTAGCAGGTAATGCAAATGGTAGTTCCATGATTACATTTTTGTCTTCTCGTGGTTATCAACAGGTAGCTCTCAACGACATTGTGTCTGAAGCAAAGGCGAACTTAGAGCAGTCTGGTAATCAGACATATGCCGCACCTGAAGAAGAAACTAGCAGTCAAGAAGATGACACCACGACATATCAGTATACGGAAACTTCACAGTACGTAGACCCAGGGGATTCCTCTTGGCAAAGTGATGTCGGTAATTTTATTTCCAATTTATTCGGATAGAAAGGAGGTGTCTTAAATAGGCAAAAAAGAGACAATAGCACAGTTTATGTATAACATAGGCAACAAAGAGTCTGGCATGGACTACACGCTACCTAACTCAAGCGGTTCGGGTGCTTCGGGTGCATATCAGTTCATGCAGGGTACTTGGGATGCCTATGCTGAAAAGGTAGCCCCTGAGTATGTTGGGGTGGCTCCGATGAACGCTCCTGCTGAGGTTCAGGATGCCGTCATGTATGAAAAGACCTCTGAGATGTACGACCGCTATGGGGGTAATATTCAGTTGATGGCTCTGGAACACTATGGAGGTATGGGGGCAGCTGATGAAGCTATGAGAACGGGACACATACCAGAAAATGCTGAATGGTGCAATGGGGACGAGTACCCTTCACAGGCTTCCTATGCAAGAGAAATTGCTGAGAGCATGGGTCAGGCAGTTCCTACCTTTGGTGGTATGGCTAATGCTGTAGCAAATAGCGGAGTCCATACCACAGGTAACCCAGCGTTCAATGTTATCCTTGACGAAAGTCCTCTGGAAATAGCTAGAATGAACGATAGACCTTTCTGGGATAAGCTGGAAGATTCATTCAAGAACATGTGGTACGAAAACGGAACCATTGCGGCTATGCGTGTAGGGCTGGCTAAGATGAACGCTAACCCCTACTACAGTACATGGAAGGCGTCTGACGAAGACATAAAGCTACTTGATGAAGTCTTAGGGGACAACAAGGTAGCAAAGGATTCCGTACTGTTAAATGCTGAAAACCCTGAGCAGTTCAAGGCGCTTCTGAAGATGAAGAAAGAAGACATAGAGCGAGAGAAGAGAGCAGAGCAGACTTCCTTTGGCTTACACTCGGTTATTGGTGGAGCTTTGGGGATGCTATTAGACCCTCTGAACCTCATCCCCTTTGTCGGTGAAGAAGCCTTTTTAGTAAAGGTAGGCGCACGACTGGGGTCTAAAGCTCTGGTGTCTTTAGGTTCTAAACGTATCATGAAGATTGCTGAGTCCGCCGCTGTACAAGGGGCTTTGAATATGGCCGACAGTGGACTGGCAGAACGCTATGGAATCCATGAGGCCAACTACGCAGTAGCAGGTGTCTTAGGTACAGCAGGTGGGGCTGGTGTCCGCTTCCTCCGTACCATGAGGGAACTGAAGGTTCCTATGAATGGTGAGCATATGCAACGGTTCCTTTATCAATCCGAACGGATGCAGGATCAGGCCGTGCAGGATGCTTTGGATATTGCAGACAAAAGAGCGATGCAGACACATAGCCTCTTAAACACTACGGAGGCTTCCATAGAGAAACAGCTCGATGACTTCTTAGGTGGAACTCCTACTTTGTCTAAAAAGGAAAGTAAGGCTTTAGGTAAATCCCTTGGCAAACTGCTTCCTGAAGAAGATGTAGAGAAAGTAGTAGGGAAGAAAGCCTCGAAGCTCCTGAGAGATGCAGGGTTATCTGGAGACGCTACAGTCACCGACCTCTTGCAAAAAGCAGGAAGTATTCCTTCTTTAGGTGCTAAGGTACGCAAGGTCATTGAAAAGTATCGAAAGACTCCAATGTCTGATAGCACATGGAACGCTTACCTCACTAGCAAGGGAGCAAACCCTGAAGCAGGTGTGAACCGTGTGAAACTGGCAGAAGAGGCCTTGCAGGATGATAAGAAGGCCAGTGCCTTGCAGGATTGGGTTAAGAAGACAAAGGGTGAAGACGTTCCTATTGATGACTTACGAGTTGGGCTGAAACAAATCTTGTATCGTGAGTCTGGTGTAGGGTATACGAAAAATGAAGATGCCCTTATTATCAATGGTACAGTTGTCAGAGAGAATAGCCCTGTATATGACGCCGTTGTACATCCTGAAATCTATGACCCTGTAAGTGTTCCTATGTCCATGCCTCATACAGAAGAGCGTGTTGTCTCGGAACGCTATACGCCGCCTAAGAAAGACACACAGCCTACAGTGTCAAAGGCAGAACAGGAAGCCTTCACTAATGATGTTGAGATGGGTTCAAAGACACTGAGAGAAGTAGAAGACGAAAATCAACGAGGGTTCAAGAGTCGTGTTATGCGCTATATTGGCAGAAAGATGGAAGACTCTAAGTACCTTGGTGACACTTACGGACACTTCACCAACTCCGTGTCTAATCATCTGAGAGACTTTGGTCGTAAGATGCTGGGCGACCCTAGACAAAATGCAGAACGTCATGCACAAGGGGTATCTTTGGACTTCTCGACTCGGAAGAGTGTTATGCAGAGACAGCTTAAAGAATACATTGGAAACATGAGGCAGTGCTACAGAGACTACTTTGCTCAACATGCAGGTATGCCCTCTAAAGTACGCAGACAGTTTGGTAGGGAGTTCCTTCAGGCTTATGACCAGAAAGTGAAGTATGGTAGAAGCATTGAGGGTTTCCCGAAGGAGATTCAGGAAGCTGTTAGACAAGCTGAGAATTTCCGTAAGATGGAGCAGGAGTTCTTGCGTAGAACAGGAGCTTTGACAAAGGATATTCCTGACACTGGCTTCTATCGCAGAGCTGATGTAGACAAAGTAGCTGAGTTCCTTACGAACTTTGACTCTGAACAGGATGCCATTGATTGGCTTGCTAACTATGCCAGCAAGAACGCTGATAGAGATGCCTTGGAACGTATGCGTGTTATTGAAGAGCCTGACATGGAACTCAGTGAGTACGTAGACAGAGAAGCTCGTAATTGGGCCTTTGGTATCATTGACCGTAATTTGTCTAATGCAAAGGTTACTATGCGTGACCTGAATCACATGGACAAGCTAGAGCAGTATCAAAGACGGTTCCCCATGGACACTTCTGCACTGTCTGACAAAACAATGCCTAACGGGGAATACTTCTCCTTTGATGAGTGTTTGAGAGACTACGATGTCTTCTCCACAATGGAACAAGTGGCAAATCGCAGTTCGGCTAAGGCTACCATGGCTTCCCTTGGTGTCAAGGATATGGGGGCGTTCTTTGATGGTTACAGAGACAAAATAGAACGAGAACTCCGTAAGGCTAACGAGACACGTAGGCTGATTAAACATAGCACTGTGTCTGATTCACTGGAAGAGTTTGACTATGTTGTCTCACAGCTTACTGGGTATCGTTATGGCACGAAACGTTCTCAAGACCCTATGAATGGCGTCGTTCGCTTGCTAACTAAGATGTCATATGCAATGAACGGATCTAATATGGGTCTGAATCAGATAGGCGAAAACTTTGGGATGATGTCGGTTACTGGGATGAGAGCCATAGGCAACATGATTCCTGGGTTAGACAAAATTCTCCATGGGATGCGTACTACTACGTTGTCTCATGCTGAGCTGAAGAAACTCAGGATTGCCGCTGACTACTCACAGTATAACTTCTTGAATCCTATGGATTTGTCTACTCCGAAGTATGATCGTATTGGACTCCGTGCAAAGGTAATGGGAAAATTAAATAACGCAGTTGATTATGCTTCTGACATTACCTCTATGCTAAACCAGCTGAGCGCATGGACAGAAAGAGCCATTAGTATGGGTGAGGCGGATGTTATGTCTGACCTTATCGACTGGGCTGTATTGGGGCGCAGAGGACACCTGTTCAATGACAATGCCTTTAAGAATGTAGGAGTAAGAGACACAGGGAAGTTCAAGGACACCATTAACAAATACTTTGGAAACCTTGACCATAACGACCCCAATGCCGTATTCAAGGCTATTCAGAAGATGCAGGAGGAAGACTACACCTCTTATGTCTCCATGAGGGCCTTTACAGCACAGGCAGTTCAGCGAGGTATTATCCAGCCTAATTTGTCTAATGCTAACTACTTCACGAAGACAGGCCTGTTCCCAATGCTCCTTCAGTTCAAGAACTTCTCTCGTATGGCTATTAATAGTCACCTTGCGAGAGCCTTGGAACGACCAGACAAAGAAGCAATGACACAGCTGTTAAGTTCTGCTGTTGCTGGTGCTGGCATTTGGGCCTTGCGTACTCAGGTGTATGCGAACTGGAAATACAAAGATGAAGCTGAACGTAAGAAGTTCCTTGACGACACACTGACCCCTGACAACTTTGCTCGTGCTGGTATCACTAGGTCTTCTCTGTTGGCTGGGTTATCCTTTGGGAATGACCTGTACGAAGCTGTGGCTGGTGCGCCTACGGTACGTACTACTGTAAATCGACAAGGTGGTTCTTCACAGGGGCTTGGAAGTTACATAGATCAGCTTCCTGCTGTGGCCGCTTTGAATACCGTGAAAGACGGTGTCGGTAGTGCATGGAGTGCCTTAAATGACCTTGTAGTAGATAATCGAGTATATCAGGATGACAGCAAGACGATTGCGAATATGTTCCCTCTGGATAAGTTTGTAGGAACTCAAGCCATTTTGTCTGGTTTGCTTGATATGCACAAGGGACAAATTAGTCAGGATAGCTTCTCGAAACGTCCTGAGACAAAACCTTCTCGCAATCCAATTCAGATGCTTCAGAAGGTAGTGACAGGGACGAATGATGTAGAGGAGGCACAGAAGAAACAGAAAGAGACACAGAAGTCTCGTAGTAAGAGTAAGAAGCAGGAACAACGTAAGTATTTGAATATGAATGGAGGTAAATGGTGAATAGTCAAAACTTGAAAGCGAGTGTCTCCTTTGTTGGGGATGGCACTACAAATAAATTTTACTTCGGGTTCGACTATATCAATAAGCAGTTTGTGAAGGTTCAAATAGGTAATGAGGGGCAATCCCTCACCTATCTTTCCGATTATACTGTGGATGATAGAAGCGTCGTCCTGAAAGATACCCCTGCTGTTGGGGTAGCTATCAGGGTATACCGTGAGACTTCTTCAGATAGAATTGTTGAGTGGGCAGATGGTGCTTTTATTAAGGCTTCTCAGATGACACTGGAAAACTTACAGCAGTTACACCTGATTGAAGAAGCTCAGGACTACCCTATACTAAACTCTTTGTCTAAGTACCCTGATGGGGTTAATTTTAATGCTTTAGGTTCTCGTGTCATTAACGTAAGTGACCCCAAAGACCCCCAAGACGTCGTAACGAAAGCCTACATGGAAAGCGTCCAGAATGGTTTTGTAACGGCCAATACAATCTTGGTACAGGAAGCAACGAAGCAAGCGTCCGCTGCAAAGTCTTCTCAGGAAGCCGCTAAGACCTCGGAGACAAATGCAAAAACTTCTGAAACTAACTCCGAACTCTCTCATCAAAATGCAAAGAAGTGGGCAGAGGCTACGGAGTCTCCCGATGGCGAAGCGGATACGGATAGTACCACTGGGAAGACACAGAGTTCACGTACATGGGCACTGTTCAGTAAATCAAAAGCACAGGAAGCTAGTACGTCTGCTACTAATGCACACGAATCCGAAACTAAGGCTAAAACATCAGAAACTAATGCAAAAAATTCAGAACAGACAGCAGTTACTTCTGCTGCTAAGGCTAAAACATCAGAAACTAATGCAAAAAATTCAGAACAGACAGCAGTTACTTCTGCTACTAAGGCTAAAACATCGGAAACTAATGCTAGTAGCTATGCAAATTCAGCTTATAATTCTGTTGTTAAGGCACAGTCTTGGGCTGAATCAGATGGAAGTCCAGATGGGGAAGATGATAGTTTAAGTACAACAGGAAAAACTAAGTCTGCTAAAGGGTGGGCTGAACAAGCTAAAGACTATGCAGGTGCTATTAATGTGTCCTATATTATTAATACAATATTACCAGTTGGGATAATTATTGAATTTACCAATGACACAGACCCTAATGTCTTGTGGGCAGGTACGACATGGGTCAAGATGGATGCAGGCCGTGTACTTATATCGGCTGGCACGTATACGGAAAATGGCACAACGTATACTTATAACCTTGGTGATAAGGGCGGGGAAGCAAAGCACCAAAGCACTATCGAGGAAATGCCCTCTCACACTCATGGGGCGTGGATGCTTCCTAATGGTAGGCATTCGCATACGTATTTAGTTACAACCAATAGTGGCGATGGTAATTCGGCTGGATGGGCGAACCACGTTGGCAGTGGCTGGCCCACTAGTGAAAACGGCGAACATACACATCAAATCGGTATCAATAATACTGGCGGTGGAAATAGTCATGAGAACAGACAGCCATATCAAGTCATTAACAGATGGAAACGTACTGCTTAATAGAAGGAAGGTGTCTGAATAATGAAAGATTATATTTATCGCATGATGGATGAACGAAAGGATTTAGTAGAGAAGTATGAAAAATTAACAGGATTCAAAAGGAATAACTATCACAATCTTGATGATACAGAGCGTTACTTAATGACAGAACAAGCAGAGGTAATCGACACGTACATAAACATCCTTGATGCTCGTATTTCCCACGCCACCTTAAAGGAACAAAAGGAAGATGAAAAATGAAACGAGGTACACTGCACAAAATGATTAACACACTATGGAACTTATGGACAGCAACAGAGGTAAAAATTGGCTGTCTTTTTTCTATTGCTTGGTTGTGCTTCAATCAGCTTGTGGGTGGTGTGGATGAGCAGATTAATGCCTTGGTTGCCCTTGTGGCTTGTGACATTCTCACAGGCCTTTGGGCTTCCTTCAAACTCCATGCCTTTGCAAGTTCGATTGCGACACATGGCCTGTACAAAAAAGCCGCGATGTTCCTTATCATTGGGCTGGGTGTCTTGCTTGATTCAGCGATGAACACTCACATGGTACGGACGTTATTCATTGGAGCCTTTGCAGTGGTAGAGGCCCTTAGTATTGTTGAAAATATTGATCGTGTTGGTTATGGGCAGTACATCCCTAGCTTTATCAGGGGGGCGCTTGCTCAGATTGCTAGAGAAAAACATGTGGAAAATAAAGGGGATAAATTAAATGATTAACTTTGGGCACTTCCTATGTATTATTCAATTTATTTTGTATATCGTTACACTCGTATATTTTGTGAGAGATGCCAGCAAAAAAATTATCATTATATTACAGGGTTGTTGGGTAATGACTCTTTTATTATTATTCATTTATCACTTTTTAAATGGGGCTAATTAGATGACTAATTTATTCGCACTTTTAGTATTAATTTTTTCTTCTTTATTGTATTAGGTGGTGATTAGATGACAAATAAAGTAATTGACGTTTCCTATTATCAGCGCAATATTGATTATGATGCAGTGGAAGCCGCAGGGGTTAAAGGTGTCATCATCAAAATTTCCGAAGGTTGTTCCGAAGAAGACACATGGGTAAGACACGCAGAAGAATGTAAGGCTAGGGGTATCCCTTGGGGTGTCTACTGTTTCTCTCGTGCGCAGACACCAGAAAGGGCAAGGGAAGAAGCTCAGACGGTCTTGGAACTCCTCGGTGATGATGTTCCGCCTATGGGCATTTGGT